TATAATATCTTGGAATAAAGGTTCTTTGGAGTTAGAGAATGGCAGTAAGATATTGGCAGCTTCTACATCTGCGTCTGCTGTCCGAGGTATGTCGTTTAACATCCTCTTCCTCGATGAGTTTGCGTTCGTTCCAAACCATATTGCAGAGTCCTTCTTTGCCAGTGTTTATCCTACTATTACTTCTGGTAAATCAACGAAAGTCATAATGGTTTCTACCCCTCACGGGATGAACCATTTCTATAGGTATTGGCACGATGCAGAAAGAGGAAAGAATGAATATATTCCTACAGATGTTCACTGGTCAGAAGTTCCAGGCAGAGATGATGTTTGGAGAGAACAAACAATTGCAAACACTTCTGAACAGCAATTTAAGGTTGAGTTTGAATGCGAATTCCTAGGATCTGTTGATACTCTTATTGCTCCTAGTAAATTAAGAACATTAGTATATGATGCTCCTATTCGACAAAATGCAGGATTGGATATTTATGAAGCACCTAAAGAGAATCATGATTATGTTATTACAGTTGATGTAGCTAGAGGTGTAAGTGAAGACTATTCGGCATTCATTGTTATTGATATAACAGAATTTCCTCATAGAGTTGTAGCAAAATATCGTAATAATGAAATCAAACCGATGCTATTTCCTAACATCATATATGAGATAGCAAAGAATTATAATGGTGCTTACATCCTCTGTGAGGTCAACGATATTGGCGACCAGGTGGCATCTTTACTTCATTATGACCTAGAGTATCAAAATGTGCTTATGTGCTCCATGAGAGGCAGGGCCGGGCAGGTTGTGGGTCAAGGGTTCTCTGGTAAGAAGACTCAGCTTGGAGTTAAAATGTCCAAGACAGTGAAGAAAGTTGGATCATTAAACCTTAAAACATTAGTCGAACAAGATAAGGTAATCTTTAGTGATTATGAGATTATTAGTGAACTTACTACATTCATTGAGAAGAGTAATTCATTTCAGGCAGAAGAAGGATGTAATGATGACCTTGCAATGTGTCTTGTCATTTATGCATGGTTAGTAGCACAAGATTATTTTAAAGAACTTACTGATCAAGATATTAGAAAGAAGTTATATGAAGAACAGAAAAATCAAATAGAACAGGATATGGCTCCTTTTGGATTCATTGAAACTGGATTAGAAGATGAGAGTTTTGTAGATCCAGATGGTGATAGATGGTATACCGATGAGTATGGAGATCAAGGTGGTGGAATGGACTATATGTGGAACTATTTGTAAACATGGAAAACAATAAATAATTTTTAGATAACTGAGATTACGGAGAAAAACACAATGGCGACTCCTCAATTATCTCCCGGTGTACTGGTAAGGGAGGTTGATTTAACTGTAGGAAGAGCTGATAATGTACTTGATAATATTGGAGGTATCGCGGGCCCATTTCCAATTGGCCCTGTTAATTTTCCAATTAATATCACGACTGAGCAAGATTTAATTTCTACTTTTGGGAAACCTCTTTCCACAGATGCACAATACGAATATTGGATGAGTGCTTCATCCTATCTTTCATATGGTGGAGTCTTAAAAGTTGTAAGAACTGCTGGAACTACATTAGCAAATGCTAATGCTGGTACTGACGAAGCAGCAGCTACAATGACTGGTACTGCTAGAATTGACAACTACGATGATTGGTTGGAAAATCACGCTGATGGCGAAGATACCAATTATACATATGCAGCAAAGAATGCTGGTACATGGGCAAACAATCTGAAGGTTTGTACAATTGATGACTTTGCAGACCAAACACTTAGTTTTCCAACCTCTAACTTAACTGGTATTGGGGCAAGTGTGGGATACGGTGTTACTGCTATGATGGATGTTAACATTGCTGGAGCAGGATCTACTAGTCAATTCATTGGATACTTAAAAGGAATTGTAGTTGGTGTTACAACCGGTACAGGTGGTACAGGTACTGTTGATGTTAAAGTAGTCTCAAGAGTTAGTACTGGTGCTACAGATTCTGGTACAGAAACAGCAATTACTTATGCAGAAGGTGATGCGGCATATTCCTTCAATACTGATGACGCTATTAAATTCATAGACACCAACACTGGTGCTGCAGCTGGCGCACCGATTGGAGTTACTACTGCTGCAACAGCTGTTGTTGACTGGTATGATCAGCAGAAACTTGGAATTGTTAATGGAACCATGTATTGGAAGTCCATTGCTCCAAGACCTGTAACTAATAAGTATGTTCTTGATCGTGATGGTAAGAATGATGGAATTCACGTTGTAGTTGTTGATGATGATGGATCCATTACTGGAGTTACTGGAAGTCTTCTTGAAAAGCATCTAAATCTTTCTAAGGCTAAGGATGCTATCTCAGCAGTCAATGCACCACAGAAAATCTGGTATGAGCAATACATTGCCGATTTCTCAGAGAATGTTTATGCTGGTGGTAATCCTGGTGCTGCACATGACACTTATTGGGATACTACTCCTGTAGTAAGTGGATTCTCAACTGACTTTTTAGAGGAAACAATTGGAGATGGTCTCTGGGGTCTTGATGCACAAGGCGTAAATTATAATGTTGTTGGTAATACCACTTACACTCTTACTGCTGGTGTTGATTACTCTGCTAATAAGGGTATGACTGCATCTTTAGGAGATTTGATGACCTCCTATGAAGAGTTTAGTAACAAAGATGAGGAAGCAGTTGATTACTTAATCATGGGTCCTGGTTGTAGCACTAAAGCTGATTCGCAAGCAAAAGCAAACCATCTTCTTTCTCTAGCAAATTCTAGAAAGGATTGTGTTGCTACAGTTGGTCCACATAGGGCTGATTTGGTTGGTGTTACTAATGATGATACACAAACTACAAATCTAGTTAATTATTTTAGTCCTCTATCATCTACCTCTTATGGTGTCTTTGATAGTGGTTATAAGTACACTTATGATCGCTTCAACAATAAGTTCCGTTGGATTCCAACCAATGGTGATATTGCTGGTCTAATGTGTCGCACAAACATTGTTGCTTATCCTTGGTTCTCACCTGCAGGTCAACAGCGTGGTATTATTAACAACGCTATTAAACTTGCATATAACCCAAGCAAGGCACAAAGAGATATCCTATATCCTTTGAGAATTAACTCCGTTATTACTCAACCTGGAATTGGAACACTTCTCTTTGGAGATAAAACTGCTCTTGGATATGCATCTGCATTTGATAGGATTAACGTTCGTCGCTTGTTCCTCACAGTTGAGCAAGCACTAGAGAAAGCTGCTGAAGCTCAACTCTTTGAACTTAATGACGAACTAACAAGAGCAAACTTTAGAAACATTGTTGAACCTTATCTTCGTGATGTTCAAGCAAAGAGAGGTCTGTATGGATTCCTCGTTGTTTGTGATACGACAAATAACACTCCTGATGTTATTGATAACAATGAATTCAGAGCAGATATTTACCTGAAACCTGCCAAGGCTATTAATTACGTAACTCTTACTTTCGTTGCGACGAGAACTGGAGTAGCATTTGAAGAAGTTGCTGGTACTGTTTAATCAATTTACAATAAATAACTAAGGAGGACTTAAAAAAATGGCAAAAGGTAACACTATTCAGGCTTTTAAATCGACGCTGGTTGGAGGCGGCGCACGCCCCAATTTATTTGAGGTAAAATTCCAAAATACCCTGCCAGGTGGTGTGGGTCTTGATAATGAGAAGATGTCAATGTTATGCAAAGCAGCTTCATTGCCTGCATCAAACATTGCACCTATTGAAGTTCCTTTCCGAGGAAGGATCTTTAAAGTTGCTGGAGACAGAACATTTGATACATGGTCACTTACGGTGATTAATGATATTGACTTCTCAATCCGCAACTCAATGGAAGCCTGGATGCAGGTTATTGGTCAGCATGGAGATGCCAGTGGTGAAACTAATCCTGGTGCATACCAAATAGATGCTGATGTTGTTCAGTATTCGAGAGTACCATCTGATTTATCATCTATTCAAGGTAGTGGTGATGAAAACATGAATGTTGCGAAAGCATATAAATTCTATGGTATTTTCCCAACGAATATTTCAGCAATTGATCTTTCCTATGATACTGGCGATACCATTGAAGAATTTACAGTAGAATTCCAAGTTCAATATTGGGGTGTATCTACTGGAGAGCAAGAAAAAGCCTAATTTTGGTCTTGATCTAGCTTCATAAATAGATCAGCGATCAAGATACAAAAATAAATCATGCCTAAGTTATTTGGATTCACTATCGAAGATGGCGAATCACAATCACCCACTACTCTGTCACCTGTTCCTCCCTCTAAGGAGGATCAGAGTGATCATTATTTGAGTAGTGGGTTTTTTGGTTCCTATGTTGATATTGAAGGTGTTTACAGAACTGAATTTGATCTTATTAAAAGATATCGTGAGATGGCTCTTCACCCAGAATGTGATAGTGCTATTGAGGATATTGTTAATGAAGCAATTGTATCGGATACAAATGATAGTCCGGTAGAAATTGAATTATCTAATCTTAATGCTAGTGATGGTATCAAAGATAAGATTAGAGATGAGTTTAAATATATCAAAGAATTGCTTGATTTTGATAAAAAATCGCATGAAATCTATAAAAATTGGTATATTGACGGTAGATTGTATTATCATAAGGTAATTGATCTTAAAAATCCAGAAGCAGGAATACAAGAATTACGTTATATTGATGCATTGAAGATGCGTTATGTGCGTAGGAATAAGAAAGAATCTCAAGATAGGTATCAAAGACCAAGAAATAATCTTGGAGTAGATCAAGAAAATCCAATGGATTTTGAGTTTCCTCAAATTGAGGAATACTTTGTTTATAATCCAAAGTTACAAGCTCCTATTGGAAGTCCTATTCAATCAACTACTACTGCAGGTGCGAATGCTGGTATTAAATTTACCAAGGATTCGATTACATATTGCACCTCTGGACTGGTTGATAGGAATAAAGGATCAACACTTTCATATCTTCACAAGGCAATTAAAGCACTCAATCAACTTAGAATGATTGAGGATAGTCTTGTTATTTACAGACTATCAAGAGCACCAGAAAGAAGGATTTTCTATATTGATGTAGGTAATCTACCAAAAGTTAAGGCAGAACAATATCTTCGTGATGTTATGATGCGTTATCGTAATAAGTTAGTTTATGATGCATCTACTGGTGAAATTCGTGATGATAAGAAGTTCATGAGTATGCTTGAGGACTTCTGGTTACCACGTAGAGAAGGTGGTAGAGGTACGGAAATCACTACTCTTCCAGGTGGTCAAAACCTTGGAGAGATTACTGATATTAAGTATTTCCAAGATAAACTTTATAGATCACTTAATGTTCCTGTCACTCGAATTGGTGGTGATGGTGGATTTAACCTTGGAAGGTCATCAGAAATTCTAAGAGATGAAGTTAAGTTTAGTAAGTTTGTTGGACGCTTGAGGAAAAGATTCTCAGCAATGTTTAGTGATATGCTTAAGACTCAATTACTTCTTAAGAATATTATTACTCCTGAAGATTGGGAGGTTATGAATGAGCATATCCAATTTGACTTCATTTATGATAATCATTTTGCAGAACTCAAGGAAACTGAACTTCTTACTGAGAGAATTAATATGGCTACCTTAGCAGAACCATATGTTGGTAGGTATTACTCTCAAGATTATATAAGACGTAAGATTCTTCGTCAGACTGATCAAGATATTATTGATCAGGATAAGATTATTAAGAGTGAAATTAAGAAGGGAATTATTCCTGATCCTAATGCTCCTATTGACCCAGAAACTGGTCAACCTTTAGATCTTGGCGCACCTGTTCAAGAACCTGAAGTAGATGTTTCAATTATGGAACCTTCGGCAAAGGAAGCTAAGTCTGCCGAAATCTGATAAATACTCAAAATTGTACTATTTAATGTTATGCCTGAAGTAACTAATGCTGATTTAATGGATATGATGGCTTCTGATGAGTCGCCATCTGGAATAAGTGACAAGATTAAAGATATTCTTTTTGCTAAGAGTGCTGAAAGAATTGATACCATAAGACCTGATGTAGCTACTAATATGTTTGGTCAAGATGAACCTGAAGAGGAACCAGAAGCAGAACTAGAGATAGATATTGCTGATCCGTCTTCAGAATCAGAACCTGAAACTGAAGAATAACATCTATTTATAAATAACTAAGAATCCTAGTATACATCGACGGAATGAATAATGGCTCATAATCCTGTAGGAATTTGTACCTCAATTACGACTGGTACATCCAATGTAGTTTCATCTGTATTTGCTCATCAATCTGATAGTTTGAGAGTCACTGCTCTGACCAAAGGTGCTCATATTGGTATTGGCACCAGTACTGTTATTGCAACTCCAGCAGATTATTTTGTTGCTGCGGATACAACGGAAGTCATTAATATTGGCAAACCTCGATCACAAAGAATTGTCGGTGTTAGTAGTGGAACCACAACCACATTGACAATACCAGAAGGTGAAGGATCTCAATTCCTTGTTGGAGATTCTGTTTCGTTTAGTGTAGGTGGTAATTCAGCTTATGATATTACTGAGAAGATTGTAACATCAGTAACTAATGTTAATCCAACTGGTGGAGTATTCAATCAAACTGTTGTTATTGATCACAAATCTGATATTGATGGATATCCTAATACAACAAGAGATGGTCTTCCATATAATGCGTACTTGAGAACTTCTTTTAGAGTTGGTACATTAGGTCTAGGAGCTGGATCTGTTTATGCACAACAAGTACAAGTTAGCGGAGACTCCTGATGAAACTTATTAGAGAAGAAATCGAATCTGTAAAGTTCATTACTGAAGGAAAAGGTGACAAGAAGTCACTTTATATTGAAGGAGTTTTTCTGCAAGGAAACATCAAGAACCGTAATGGTCGGATGTATCCCATGGAAACTCTTCAGAAAGAAGTAGCTAGGTACACTGAATCTAATATTTCATCTGGTAGAGCACTTGGAGAATTAGGTCATCCTGATGGTCCAACTGTTAACCTTGATAGAGTTTCACATAAAATTATTTCTCTAAGAGAGCACGGTTCTAATTTTATTGGTAAAGCAAAGATCCTTGATACACCAATGGGTCAAATTGCCAAGTCATTAATTGATGAAGGTGTAAAACTTGGAGTATCTTCTCGTGGTATTGGTTCACTAAAACCAACCAAAGAAGGATTTAATGTTGTTGGTGATGATTTCCAGTTAGCAACTGCTGCTGATATCGTTGCCGATCCATCTGCACCTGATGCTTTTGTAGATGGAATCATGGAAGGAAAGGAGTGGGTCTGGGAAGGAAGTTCCTTGAGAGAAAGACTTGCTGCAGATACAAAGCGTCAAATTAATACTCTTGCAGATCAAAAACGTCTGGAAGAAAATAAATTAAACCTATTCAATGAGTTTATTAACTCATTGTAAAATCTAGATTTATAAATAAATATAGATTATTTCACACAATCAGGAAAAAACGGAGAAACTTCAAATGTCTAGTGGAACTAAACTACAAGCAATGGAAGAGGACGTAAAGCAATCCAAAACTGCTGTTAATGCTAATGCAGCTCCAGGAATGCCCATGAAAGGCGTCGATCAAGTGGATCCAAAGATTCCCATTGAGGATCTAGGTGGACCTACTCCAGAGAATTATAGTCCCACTAATGATTCTGCTAAGCTAAAGCCGTCTGGTGGAACACTTAAGCAAGTTAGTGATGTTGTCACCAATCGCAAAGGTAAGACCGGAGCAATGGCAGCAGAAACTAGTGCTACTAAAGTGAAGCAAGAAGAAACAGAAATTTCTGATGAAGTAATCGACGAAGAAGAAATTGCTACTGATGAGGTAGTTGCCGAGAACGAAGAGAGTACTGAAGAAGTAGTATCTGAAGAAGAAGCAACTGAAGAGGAAGCAGTTGTAGCAGAAGCACCTGAATTTGAAGAGATTGACATTGAAGAAGATGTCAATGCACTTCTAGATGGTGAAGAGCTATCTGAAGAGTTCCAAGCAAAAGCAAAGACAATCTTTGAAGCTGCTATTAAGTCCAAGTTGTTTGGTCTTAAGGAAACTCTAGAAGCACAATACGCTGAGCGTCTTAACGAAGAAGTTGCAGAAGTTAAAACTGCACTTACTGAGCGTGTTGATTCTTATCTTGAGTATGTTTCATCCGAGTGGATGGAAGAAAATAAACTGGCCGTAGAGGGTGGTCTTAAAGAAGACCTCAATGATTCCTTTATGACTGGTCTTAAGAGTCTTTTTGAAGAACATTATGTAACAATCCCTGAAGATAAGTATGATGTACTTGAGAGTATGGTAGAAAAACTAGATGATATGGAGACCAAACTTAACGAGCAGATCGAAAAGAATGTAACTCTGAATGCACGACTCGCTGAGTCAGTATCAGACGTAATTCTTGCCGATGTTTCTGAAGGCCTTGCTGCCACGCAGAAAGAGAAGCTCGCTACGCTTGCCGAAAGTGTAGAGTTTGAAAGTGAAGCTAAATATCGTGGAAAACTTGAGACGTTGAAGGAGTCGTATTTTGCTCCTAAAGCATCTTCGAGTACTAAAACAGAAACTCTTTCAGAAGGAGTAGAAGCTGCTCCTGATTCAGTATCCAATTCAATGGCTGCTTATCTGAAAACGCTTTCTAGTTTTAAATAACTGATTTCAATATCAATTCAAACGTAAACACAATTAGGTAAAAAAGCAAATGTTCCATTCAGAACAATTGCAGGAAAAGTGGGCCCCTCTTCTTAATGCTGAGGGCGCTGATGAGATTAAAGATTCTCATCGCCGTGCAGTTACCGCTGTCCTGTTAGAAAACCAAGAAAAATTCCTTCGTGAGCAACAAGCTTTTGAAGGTGGAACCTCAATGCTGACTGAGGCTGCTCCAACTAACTCCTCCGGTACAGGTGGATTTGGAAGTGATGCAACTCCAGCCGGTCCTGTTGCTGGTTTCGACCCAGTATTGATTAGTCTAATTCGTCGCTCTATGCCCAACCTGATCGCTTATGATCTGGCTGGCGTGCAACCAATGAGCGGTCCTACTGGACTTATTTTCGCAATGCGTTCACAGACTTACAAAGAAGGCGCAAGGTCTGAGACCTTCTACGACGAAGTAGATTCCGCATTCTCTGGACAGCCTTACGGTTTCGATAATAACAACGGAACTGACCAGAACGTTGGTATGGGTACCACGACTCAGGCCGGTACTAACCCCGGAGTTCTGAACCCTGTTGGTACTGCTAATTCTGAAGCCTACAACGTAGGTCAAGGAATGCCCACAGCAACTGCTGAAGCACTTGATGGCACCGCTAATGATGCCTTCAACCAGATGGCATTCTCGATTGAGAAAGTCACGGTTACTGCTAAGTCACGCGCCCTGAAGGCTGAGTACAGTTTGGAACTGGCCCAAGACCTTAAGGCAATCCACGGATTGAACGCTGAAGCAGAACTTGCTAACATCCTGAGTACTGAGATCCTCGCTGAAATTAACCGCGAAGTTATCCGTACTATCTACAAGGTTGCTGAGCAAGGTGCTGTTCAAAACACCGCTACTGCTGGTGTATTCGACCTTGACGTTGACTCCAATGGTCGCTGGAGTGTTGAGAAGTTCAAAGGACTTCTGTTCCAGATCGAGCGTGATGCTAACGCAATCGCACAAAGAACTCGTCGCGGGAAGGGCAACATCATCCTCTGCTCTGCAGACGTTGCTTCCGCCCTCACGATGGCTGGTGTTCTTGACTACACCCCTGCACTTAACGCTAATCTTAACGTTGATGACACGGGTAACACCTTCGCTGGTGTTCTGCAAGGTAAGTATCGCGTATACATCGATCCTTATTCTGCTAACCTTACCTCCGGTAATGCCTCACCTGGCAACCAGTATTATGTTTGTGGATATAAGGGTTCTAGCCCGTATGACGCTGGCATTTTCTACTGCCCTTACGTTCCACTACAGATGGTTCGTGCAGTTGGTGAGAACTCCTT